AAGGCCCCGAACTCATAATTCGGTTATCGTAGGTTCAAGTCCTACCTGGCGTACCAAGTCTCAGTAACTCAGTGGATAGAGTAGTACCCTTCTAAGGTAAAGGTCGCAGGTTCAAATCCTGCCTGGGACACAAAGATGCTATAATAGAATGAAACTAAAAGGGGTAATTCGTTGGCTAAAATTGTTTTTCTAGGAAACTTTGAGGTTTCTTATAGTAGTGAGAATCACCATGTTAAGAGTCTTGAATCTCTTGGACATACCGTTGTAAAATTGCAGGAAAGAAAGGCAAAGAGTCATGTCATCCTTGACCAGGCCTTAGACTCAGATCTGTTTATCTGGGTACACACTCACGGCTGGGAAACAACTGGTCGTATTACGATGGACAATGTTTTGCTTCAACTAAAGCAGGCAGGCGTTCCAACAATCACCTATCACCTTGATCTTTGGTTTGGTCTTGACCGTCAAAAAGATCTTAAAGAAGATAACTTCTATAAGACAATTGGACATTTCTTTACTGTAGATAAACTTATGGCAGACTGGTTTAATGAGAACACCAGCGTAAAGGGTCACTTTATTCCTGCTGGTGTCTATGACAAAGAATGCTACATCCATGAAGCCTATAACCCATATGACTTTAAGTATGATGTTATCTTTGTTGGAAGCAAGAGGTATCACCATGAGCACAAGTATCGCTCAGAACTAATAGACTTTTTAAGAAAAACATATGGAGATAGGTTCCTTCATGTAGGTGGAGATGGAGATACTGGTACAGTACGTGGTGATGAACTAAATAAGATTTATGCACAGAGCAAGGTTGCAGTTGGAGATAGTCTAAACATTGACTTTAAGTATCCTTACTATACTAGCGATAGGTTATTTGAGTCTACTGGTCGTGGTGGATTCACTATCTACCCTCGCATTGTTGGGCTTGAAGATTACTTTGAAGATGGCAATGAAATTGTTTTCTATGAGCATGGCAACCTAGAAGATCTAAAATCTAAGGTAGACAAGTATCTTGACGATAGCCTTGATAGAGAACGCATTAGATTAAATGGCCATGAAAGAACTAAAAAAGATCACACATATGTTCATAGATGGAAAGAAATACTTAAAGAGTTAGGCATCTAATGAAATCTTTGGTTACAGGTGGAGCAGGATTTATTGGTTCAAACCTAGTAGATAGACTAATTAGTTTAGGTCATGAAGTTATCTGTATAGATAACGAATCTGCTGAATGTCATGAAACATTTTACTGGAATGATAAGGCTCAAAATTATAAGTATGATATCTGCAACTATGAAGACATTAAGGATCTTTTTGTAGGTGTTGATAATGTGTTTCATGTTGCATCAGATGCCAGAATTCAGCCAGCAATCCTCAATCCAAGAAAGTCTATTGAATCAAATGCAGTAGGTACTGCAAATATTCTTGAACTTTCTAGGGTAAATAATGTAAAAAGATTTATATACTCAAGCACTTCCTCTGCCTATGGAAAGAAGTCATCTATACCCAATATAGAAACACAGCCATCTGATCCACTAACACCATACTCAACAGCAAAGGTTTTTGGAGAAAACTTGGCAAGAGTTTATTACAACCTATATGGTTTGGAGACTGTATCTCTTAGATACTTTAATGTATATGGTAACAGGCAGCCACTTAAAGGTCAGTACGCACCAGTAATTGGTCTATTTATGAAGCAGCACGGAGAAGGAAAGCCTTTAACAGTAGTTGGAGATGGCTCACAAAGAAGAGACTTTACCCACATATCAGATGTTATTGATGCAAATATAATTGCCTCTGAATTAACTTCTGGTTTTGGAGAAGTATATAACATTGGATTTGGTAGTAACTATTCTATCTTAGATCTTGCTAATAGCATTTCAAATGATATTAAGTTTATCCCGCCAAGAGTTGGAGAAGTGCAAGAAACACTTGCTTCAAATCAAAAGTTTAAAGATTTAACTGGCTGGATGCCAAAGGTATCTCTAATGGAATGGATTCAAAAATGACAGAAATGGTTAGAGCAGTATTAAATGGAGAGTTTGAAATAGTGCTACCAAAGCATCGTGCAGATAGAGCAGAATGGTATCTTCCAAGCGGTTGGGAAAAGCCAAGACTAAAACATATGTCAGAACGTATTGGCAAAGGTGACACCGTATATTATGTTGGTGCAGAAGAGGGAGAGTTCCCAGCACTGTGTCAAATGTGGGGTGCAGAAGTAGTTTTGTTTGAACCAAATCCTAAAGTTTGGTCACACTTTCCTGCAACTTGGACTGCAAATAATCTAGAACTTCCTATGGTATGTATCCCTGGCTTTGCATCTGATAAGATAAATGATCTTGCAAGAATTTATTACAACGAATGGCCACCAGAAGTTAATAATGTAATTGAAGCAGCCCATGGATTTAAAGAACTATACCTTGAAGGAGATACATATGGACAGATTACTATAGATTCTTGTGTATATGATCATGGGATTCAGGCTCCTACGGCTATCTCTTTAGATGTAGAAGGTAGTGAGTGGCGTGTGCTTGGTGGTGCTGAGAAGGTGCTAAGAGAATACAAACCTAAGATTTGGTTATCTGGTCATCCAGAATTTATGCTGCAACAATGGGATGAATCACTATATAACTTAAGACAATGGATTAAAGAAATTGGATATACAGAAACAATTCTAGACTATCAGCATGAGGTTCATCTTTACTATGAACAAGCCTAAAGCATATCTATATTCAGTAAATCCTCTTGACTCTGCAGACGGTAAGTGGGACTATGAACTATTAAGATCAACCTTTGAAAGAAATGGAGTAGAGCAACTAACAGTTGACTCAATTCCAAATGAGGAAAGATGTTTTGTGGTGATACCTGGACAAGGCAATGCTGGCAAAGAGGCTTACATCTCTAAGCAACTTCAAAACTCTAGTAGGGTTGTATTGTTTATTACAGGTGATGAGTCTGCTAAGTTTAATATAGATAAGATAGATCATCCAAATATTTCTATATGGGTTCAATACCCTCATCAAAAACACAAAAAATATAATAAGTTTTTTGTTGGAGTTCCACAACATTTAAAAGATAATTTGCCTAATTATCCTACTAAAGAATATGATGTTTATTTTGGTGGGCAGATTACTCATGACCGTAGAAAAGAGTTAGGTCAGGCTATGGAGTCTCTACCAAATGCCCATTACAAGCCCACAGCAGGCTTTGCACAGGGCCAAAAGCCAAAGGACTACTACGAGACACTATCAAAGACTAAGGTGGCTCCTTGCCCCGCTGGAGCACAGGTAATTGATACCTTTAGGTTCTTTGAATCAATAGAAATGTTAGCAATGCCTATTGGAGATCTTATTGATTCCAAGGGTGTAGAACAAGACTATTTTACATTTGTATACCCAGATGATTTACCAATTAAGAAAATGAATAACTGGGGTGAGTTAAATTCAGTTTTGCCAGGAATTCTATTAGAGTACCCTAACAATATGCATAAGATTGTTAGTTGGTGGATTAAATATAAAAGAGATTTTTCTATTGAGATTATGAAGGACTTACATGAACAAAGATAATATAACTATAGTTGTTGTAACATCAATCTTGCCAAGTCATCCAGATACAACTATACTTGATGAGACAATCCTTTCTATTCGTAGCCATTTTCCAAATAATGAGATCATTTTACAAATTGATGGGCTAAGGGAAGAAAGGCTGGAACGCAAAGAAGATTACGATCAGTTTAAGAGCAAGGTTCTGTGGAAATGTCTTCATGAATGGAAAAATGTTTTGCCAATTATATTTGATGAGCACAGCCATCAAACAAACATGATGAGAGAAACTATTGGACTTGTTCAAACCGCAGCAATACTTTATGTAGAAGGAGATGCACCAATAACTTCTGATATGGAAATTGATTGGCAGAAATGTTTAGACATGCTTGAGTATGAAAAAGCAAATACTATTCGTTTTCACTTTGAAGTATCAATTCCTGTTGAACATGATCATCTTATGCTTGGGCTTGAAGATGGATTTATGAAAACTATTCAGTGGAGCCAAAGACCGCATCTTAGTTTAAGTAAGTATTATAGAGAAGTAGTGCTTCCTGCTTGCGATGAAAGAACATTCATTGAAGATAAGTTTCATGGAGTAGTTCAAGATGACGGATGGGATAAGCATAAACTTTGGATCTACCATCCAGAAGGCAGTATCAAGCGCTCATATCACTTAGATGGTCGTGCAGGTACAAGAAAGTTTACACAAGATGACGATGTTTGGGGATATACTGAATGACATTTGGAATGATTGCAAGATGTGACAACACAGGGCTTGGTAATCAAACAAGAGATTTAGTTAGAATGCTTAATCCTGACAGAATCCTTCTTATTAACTCTGCAAAGTTTAATAATAATGAGCAGCATCCAGAATGGTATGACGGATATAATGTCACAATGACCAATGGCTTTCCTACAAAGCAAGAAGTGTCTATGTTTATGGATGGTCTAAACTCTGTTCTTACTTGCGAAACCTTTTATCATCCACACTTCATTCACCTGGCTCAAAGACGTAAGGTTAAAACCTTAATGCAGTACAACTATGAGTTCCTTGATCATCTAAATAAGCCAGATATGCCTTTGCCTACCTATATGATATCTCCAAGTTATTGGAAGGTAGATGATATCATTGCTAGATTTGGTAATGAGACCACTGTTGTTCATATACCGCCGCCTGTTGACACTGATGAGTTTAAGTCTGTAAGAGAGAATAACCTATCTAAAGACCATAATAGGCTGCTTCATATTGGTGGCAAGGCTGCCTCACAGGATAGAAACGGTACTCAAACTGTCATTGATATGCTTCGTCACTCCAAGGCTGATTATGAATTAGTTATTAGAAGCCAGAGCGAACTAAACATTAACTATAAAGACTCTAGGCTTACAGTTGAGATAGGAAATGTTGAAAGTCGTTCTGCAATGTATGATGGCTTTGATGCAATGATTCTTCCAAGAAGATACGCTGGACTTTGCTTGCCAATGAATGAGGCATTGGTAAGTGGTCTTCCTGTTTTTATGACAGACATATCTCCAAATAACCAGATACTTCCAAAGGACTGGCTTGTATCATCTAGTAAGGTTAGCACACTTATGACAAGAATTAAACTTGATGTATATGAAGCAGATGTTAGAGAACTTGGTAAAAAGATTGATAGATATGTTAATAGCGATAAGCAGTTACAAAAAGAAAAGGCTGCAACTATTGGGTTTGAAAACTTTGACCCATCTATTCTAAGGGATCAATACCTTCAGATTCTGGAAGGATAAACTCTTCGGAGAACCTTTGTTTTAAATCTCCAAGCGTAAGGAATGTTGCCTTCCTATCTTTAATAAACTTAATATCTGTTTTGAGTTCTTTAATCTTATAGTCTGTAAACTTCAATACATAATAGGATAGCCATAGATCATCAATAATCCAATATTCTTCAGGGCAGTCAAAGAAGTCTTCATTAAGAAATAGTTTTATGTCACATACTAAGCCACCAGTACCAGCATAATTACCATACTCATCACGCTCAATCTTAATCTTTCTTTTATATCTTGCATTTATTCTGTGAGCCCAAAAAGATTTTAAACATGTCTGATCATATTGATCATGACACTCTTGTATGAATGTATGTGGAAGTATTTCGTCGTCATCAATAAAAATAACATTTTCATAGCCTTGCTCTGCTAAATCTCTTGCAAGTAGAAACCTACTAAATTGTTTAAACTCATTATTATAACTGTGAACTGAGATACCTATGCCTTGTCCAAATTTATTTAAATACTTTGACAACTTCTCGCTATTATTAGAATTGTCTACAATATAAAAGTCAAAGTCTTTATTAGTTTGATTTTTTATGCAGTCTAAAGTAGTCTTAAGGTTCTCAAACCTTATATAAGTACACATAATTAGGGCTGTTGTTGACATATATCTCCATGATAGCATAGAAAGAGCCAGCCTAAAAAGACTGGCCCTAACTACTTATAGACTTACTTCTTCGGCGCAGCCTTCTTTGCAACAGCCTTCTTCTTGACTGGTGCCTTTGCAGACTTAAGAGCCTTCTCTACAACTTCAACATCTGGAAGTACTCCAAATGCCTTATCATTAGGGTTAATTGCTCTTAGTGCTACTGGCGCAATCGCTGCTACTAGTGCTGTCCATAGATCCTTTGGATCTGTAACTCCCGCCATGTATAGCGCAAGTCCTGATGCAAGTACTGAGCGACCATATGACGCTAGTAGTGCCTGTGTCTTCTTATTCATATTTCCTCCTAGGATATATTTATTGCTGTTCTTCCTGTTTAGGAAGCAACTTTTTTAACTTTTCATACTCTTCAACTATCTTCTTTAATGAATAATAATTAGGAGACATTGAAATTATATCTCCATACTCTTTAAAGTAGTTGATTTCTGGCTCAATTGATGAAACAAACTCATCTAATCCAGCCTGAAACTCTTCAATGTATTCAAAAGCCCAGTCACGAGAATCAGATAAAAACTTTAAGAAATTTTCCTGATGTATTTGCTGATCGCTCTTATCTTCTTTATTGCTCTGTAATAACTTTACATATTCTTCTAAAGCAAAGTTATCAATGTATAGTTTGTTTGATATTTTCTTTGATGAAATTAATTTCTTCAGTGTAATTAAATATGCAACAAAAACTACAGCCAAAGAAGAACCAAGCGAAATGATTAGTATATTCTCCATTACTTCAGCGCCTCTCTAGTGACCAAAACAATTGCACCTTCCATTTCTAAAGCATTCTTTAGTTGAACAACATATTGTAAGGCCCCAATCTTTTCATCATGTGTAAGCCCAGCAAAATGTCTTTCATCTAATTTTATAGTAAGGAAGTGCTCATTGTCAATAAGTTGAACCGAAAAGCCTTTAGGTGCTTGTACGGCATGAAATGCTCTCTTCATTGAATCTGTATACATTTTATTTATCCATTGTCAATACTTGCCATGTGTCTGCCCAGTCTGCCTTAGTTTTATGGTTGTTGAATTCTCTAGAGACTTTACCATCTTCAAGATATACACCACCCCAAACTCCCCACTCTTTTCCAGATACACCATTAGCAAAACATTTTCTTGCTAGTGGACACTGCATACATAAAGCATCAACTAAAAATCTGGACTCAACTTCGTCCTCATATTTATCAAAAAATATATTAGTATCAAGGTCTTTGCATGGAGCATCGTCTTTCCATAGATGCTGCTTCATGTTTACTCCTTATACTTGCCTGGAATCTCCCAGCCATTACGAGAAGGACTAAAAGTTTTCTTAATGTACCACTGATCATTGATACGAATTCCACCTACATCTGTTCTGCCAAGATTAGTTTTCTTGAGTTCTAGAACATCCCAACCTACCCACTTGAGGTTGCTGTTTTTTGCTACGATCTTTTCCATTGTAGCCAAGTCTTTAATAATCATCTCTACCCCTTTTAGTATCTAAAGATTCCAACTTCAACATTATTAAGTTCTGCCTGTGCAACTAACTTAGAGTTTGTTTGCTTTGGAGTACTTAAGAATGCAAAGTAGTTTACGTAACTCATATTTTCTTCTACCCATGACATAGGTGCTTTATAGAATTTAATCTTCTTACCACGAGCCTTCATGCCTCTTTCAGAAAGGTTTGAAAACTCTGAAACAAAAGAGTTAATTCTTGCAGGACCTACTGAATAAATAACAAACTCATTATCATCATCTTTCATGCAAGAAAGAGCAACGCTCATTGCACGAAGAAAGACTTGATAATCATTAAAGTCAGTTGTTCCCTGTACTGCCACTATCATGTTTATTCCCACCTTTTAGGTTATCCAATATGAATAACATCTTTTCAACATCTTTTTTTGACATATCAGTTGTATCTACTGGCTTTGCTGATTCTGGCACTGGTGCACCATCTTCAACATTAGCAACATAAAATATATTACTCGCCACCCAATATGCTTGATCTTCTACAACCAATACTTTAATTGTACTCTCTTCTTGTCGCTTTTGCAACTGAGAAGACAATCCTTGTTCTGGTGGCAACTCATAAGTAAAAAACCTTTTCATCATTTTATGCATATCACTTTGGCGATAGATAACTTGATTAAAAGTTTTATATTTATTTTTAGTTACTACTTTAATTATAGACCAAGTAGCAACGGTTGTCAAGCCCACAACAAGTAAATATTCCATACTTACTTCTTTCTAAAACTAAATGCGCTTCCTACCCAAACTGTTTTACTTTTTTCACGCTCAACGATTCCTCTTGCCCATGAAAAACCAGCGTCTCCGCCCCATGCAAGCCACATAATATAGCCATTAGATGGGTTAGCCTGGTTTGCCCAGTCCTTGCCCTTCTTGTCTACCTCATGCCGTGAGAAGTAAGAATACATTCTTTTAACAGTACTAAGAGAGATTGTTTCTCCTCTTGCTAACTGCCCTGCACGAGTCCAGCCAACTGCAGTTCCTGCTCCTGTTGCCTTACCATCTTCCTTAAATTTAATTGCTTTACGTGCTGCAGATCGTGCACCAGCAGGTGGAGAGTATCCTTCTGCCTTATTGATTGAATCTGTTTCATAAACAACTGTGTCATCATCCTCGTATAGATCATCTGCTTTAGCAGCAGGTACACAGTTAGGAACCATCTTGCCACCTTCTCCAGGCTTCATCCCACGCTGCACATAGCCATCCCAGCAAGGTGCTTGCTTAGAGATATCTTCTGGACAACATTCTGACTTACCAATAGAGTTATCATATGCGTCCACAAGTTCTGGCTGTGCGTTCATGTTTGGCATATCTTCAATTGTAAGTTCTGGCTCAACTGGAAGTGGATCAATTGCAATAAAAAGACTCATTGTGCATGCTGAGTATGTTCTTGTTGCTTCCCATAGTCCACTCTCATCTTGTTCAAATAGTTGAATAAGTACCGCAGGATTTTCAGGAGTTGCCTCAAGTGTATATTCTCCACCAGGAATACCAAGCATGCCTTCACGCATTACGTGAACTACTTGACCAATATGGAACTCTTCGTCTCCACCGTGTGCAGTCATAGCAAAATCGCCTTCTTTAAGGTTTGGCATAGACTTACCTATGTTACCTTCACTGCGATTAATTGCATAGATTTGTGCTGCTGCTTCTGCTCTTGAAGTATGGCATCCCATTACTTCATTTGTACCTTCTTTGAGTGCAGGGTAGCCAGAGCACCCAAATGAGCCTTTTGCTCCAACTTTATACGGCATAATGATCCTCCTAGACCTATATACTGATTATAGCAGACTTTACTTTGCCAGTAAGCGCTTGATTTCGTTTAGATATTCTAAAGACTCTGTGTCCATTTTTAAAAGTTCTTTGAGGTCAAATGCCTTTTCTGTCAAGACAACCATAGGATTGATATCAAAAAGATCAATTTTTAAAAATCCATCTTCCCAAAGCGCCATGATCTGACCATTAACCTCATTCATATGCTCCTCATACAACTCTGGCATAAGTTCATTCATTTTATCTGTCATTGAGTACAAAAACTCACCACTTATTGGATCAATTGAAGAAACCTCAATAGCCCCATTTAATAGGAGCATATCAAAAATCTCAGGATCTGGCTCATTCATGCTACATGAGTTCCTCTAGTTGCTCTCTTGTTTGAGCACCTGAAACTCTTTTAATCTCTTCTCCATCTTCAATAACGATGAAGGTTGGTATAGATCTAACCTCAAAAGACTTTACCAAATCTATTTCTGAGTCAGCATCTATTACTTGAAATTTTGTTGTGCCTGAGTCACGATTAAGTTCCTCAACAATAGGCTTTGTCTTCTTGCAAGGATTACACCAGTCAGCGGTAAAGTATAGGATATTCCTCACTTGCCTGACTTCTTTCTTGCCTTTGCAAGGGCATCAAAGTCCTTGACCTTGGCATCGCCTAGGTATCCCCATGCATAACCATCATTGATCATCATGTCATTAAGGGAAACAGTGTTACCATCTACATATACCCAGCCCAAAATGCGACCATACTTTTCAGATGAATCCATCTTTTCAGTCTTAATAATGACAGACTTAGCATCCTTAAGAGCCTTCTTTAGGTACTCCTTGGCTTCTAGGCCTAGTGCCTTCTCAGCAACATCCTTTGTGCGAGACTCAGGGGTATCAATACCAGCCAGTCTAACTCTTGATGCAAACAGGATATCAAATCCTAAATCAATAAGAACGTCAATGGTATCTCCATCTACAACATTCTCTACTTTTCTTACATAATATTCATACATTAGTACGAGACTCCTTTTGCTTTATTTTCAATTAACTTATCACGCTCATCAAGAATTGTAATAGCAAAAGCCATCATACCCTTGTATCCTTCAGGATTATCCATGATCTTGTTATAGTGATGACCACAAAACATTAGTTCTCCAGTTAAACCTGTTACCTTTACCAATGCTTCTGCTGCACAAGAATCACAACGATCTTTTGGTGATAGTTGCCACTCTACAACTTTTACTTCTTCTTCAGTCATCATCTTCATAGTATACCCTTACTTTCTGTTATCTGTGGAATAAAAACCCGAACCAGTGAACTGAGCCCCTACGGGGGTGTAGTGCCGTTTCATATCAGCACCACACTCCTCGCAAGGATAACTCTCTTTATAGTTTGCAATACTTGTGTTAAATGCTATAGGTTTGCCATTGCATTCACACTTATATTCATATATTGGCATTACTTAGCCTTCAATGCCTTTAGCGTTGCTTGATCAACTACACCTGTTGTAGGTAGTCCAGCCTTCTTTTGGAAGTCTTGAACAGCCTTTGCAGTACCTGGACCGAATGAGCCATCTGCTTTAATGCCAAGAAGAGTTTGCACTGTCTTTACACCAGTACCCTTTGAACCATTCTTAAGTGGCTTAAACCCTGTAACAGCAGCCTTCTTAGGCTTTGTAGCAGTCTTTACAGGTTCTGTAGCAACTCCAGCCTTAGATAGTAGTGGAGCGTTCTCTTCTCCAGCATAAACTGGACGACCCCAACCAACTACTGCATTGAGGATACCCTTCTTATTCTTTACATAAGCACGAGTCTTCTCTACACACATTCCGCCATTGCGTTGGTCTCCCTTTGCAGTCCCTGAAGTGTTTCCTTCAATAACCTGGATTGTTCCATCACCATTATTCTTAATGCATAGACCAACATGTGAAATACGATTTACACCATCATCTGGGAAATCAAAATAGATCCAGTCTCCTGGAGTTGGATCATCATTACGAGCATCTGCCCAACGATTATTCTTCTTAAACCAATCTGCTGCTGCTACTGTTGAAGCAGTCTTTGGGTATTTCTTTGCATCTAGTCCTGATGTGAATGCTGTCCATGATACGAATGACTGGCACCATGGCTGGAAGTTTACACCAGACCACTTACCGTACTTTGTTTCGTTATCCTTTGGACCTTCAATTGTTCCAATTTCTTTCTTTGCAACTTCAATAATTGCTTCTACTGAGCCTTTGACAGCCATATATAACCTCCTAAAGTTAGTTCTTTAATTATAGCACTAGGCTGTTTTCTTTGTCAACCTATTATGAGTTCTAATCCTATGACAGTTTGCACATACTACTTCACATTTTGATATTTCTTTTTTGATTGCTGCCCAAGAAAATCCATCGTGAATCATTCTTGAAACATTATATTTTTTATCTCTTATGTGATCAAAATCTAAAACAATATGATTAGATTCTCCGCAGTCAGTACAGCCACTCGCCTCTTTGATTTCTCTCAGACGGTTTTTGAATTGCTGTTTATTGAAAACTGCTAATTCTTTCTCTGACATAGATCTTAATTATACACCTAAAATAGTAGAGCCCTACACAGGTGTTCCAGGCACGATGGCCACGGTCAAACAAATGGGTAACTAAACCATCTCTAAGGTCCTGTGTAGGGACTACCTATATTGTACTACTTGATTTTAATTGTCTTTGGCTTCTTCTCTTCAGGAACAATACGGTCTACATTGATATGTAGCATGCCATCCTTAAGTTCAGCCCCAGTTACTTCCATATACTCTCCAAGAGCAAATGATCGTGTGAACTTACGACCAGCAATTCCCTTGTGAACAACTTCAGCATCTGTTACTTCAATAATTTCTCCCTTAATAATGAGGGTTCCATTATCTACTGACACATCAATATCATCTTTTGTAAAACCTGCAATTGCAATTGACAGGCGATATGTATCTTCATCTAGTTTAAGAAGATCGTATGGAGGATATGATTGTGAGTTTACCTTATGTGCGGTATTGAGACGACCAAGTTCTCTGTTAAAGCCAATAAAAAAAGGATCATTGAATAGATCCATAGCGAAATTATTTACCATTTTATTCCCCTTTCAAGCGAATAAGTTAATGTACCCCCGTAGGCAGTACAATACTATTATAGCATATGCGGAAGATATAGGATTTGAACCTATGGTAGATTTTATTCTACGGTCAGTTAGCAACCGACTGCTTTAAGCCACTCAGCCAATCTTCCTTGGAGCGGGTGACCAGAATTGAACTGGCACTATCTGCTTGGAAGGCAGAGGCACTACCATTATGCAACACCCGCAAGTGATTAGTAAGTCTACGAGCAGACTAACTTACTAATCTTAATACATGAGGATTTACATAAGCCCGTTGTCCTCCAGTTGTCCCCGTCGGGAGTCAGTCTCTATACCTGCAACGCAACCTTAGTATCGTATCTCCAAGGGGAGTTGAACCCCTGTTGCCAGATTGAAAATCTGGAGTCCTAACCATTAGACGATGGAGACATGTGTAGGCAAAATGTGACAAGCATTTCCCTACTGACTCTACGCTAGATATCCTACGAGTAGTAGCAACCATGGGCACCCTTGTCCCTGCGGTAAGGTTAGTACCGTCTGTCTTTTCGTGACAGTTCCTACATATCTTATTCACGATTGATATAACCGAGTGTTAGTCACTACACTGCTGGGCTGGTAGGCCTCGATCCTACGACTTGCGAATTAACAGTTCGCCACTCTACCAACTGAGTTACAGCCCAAAACCTTATGTTATAGGAACCAACCTATTAGAGACATTTTAAACCAGTTCCAGTTACGCATAATCTTTTGTAGATTATTTAGTTGAAGTGTTAGTTCAACAAACTGTTCTGTCTCACGCTTCTCAAATACTGCAACCTCTTCAGAGCGAACAGTTTCAGTTTCTGAACTTTCAAACTCTGTTACTGATAAGGTAGCGCCAATTGAGTTATCAATAGGATTAGTAGTCATTGTTGGACGACCATCAGGCTTTCCAACTGTATCGTTGAATGTAAATGAACTTGTTATTCCTGGCTCAAATGTTGTTACAATTTCTGTCTGAACCCCTTGAGACTGTGTTGTGCTTGAGTTTACAGTAGGGCTCGGATTTGTAACAGTAAATACGCCATTTGATTCAGTTACTGGTGCCCCGTTTAGATTTAAATATCCACCTTGATTCTGTCCTTGAGAACTTGCTGCAACTTGTGGAACAACTCGTGAACCAGCAAATGTTCCTGATCCGCATACAGATGGCTGGCAAACAATAATGTTTGTAACCACCCCACTGCCATCAACCATTGCATATGTTTGGCATGGATCTTCTACAGAACACTCTCCAGCAAGTGCTGAAGGTGCAACAAAAAATAGTGATCCTGCTACTAGTGCTAAACTTACTACTACTGACTTTGTTTTCATTTTAGTTTCCAATCATTAATCGTACTACATGACAACATGGGTCTCCACCTTGGTCCCACTCTTCTACTTCTTCTTCTGACATATATTGATAACCACCATCATGAGTATTACAGTAGGGATCTGAAATCCATCCCCGATCTAACCCCTCATTAATCCACTTATCAAAATCTTTCCACTCTTTATCTGCTAGTGTTTCTTCCATATTATAAGTATACCCCTAAATGCTTACTACGTCAACTGGACCCATGCAGGATGGGCTAAATTTAATTGCAGAATTTACTGCACCAACAACACGCTTACGAGCATCTTTTGCTTTTTGAGTGGCATCAAGATGACCCATTGCATATTCTGCACCTGATCCCATTGCTAAAAACGGAGTTGTATATTTAGATAAAGACATATCTCCAGCACTATGCTCATAGATTTCTCCACGCACAGCAATAATTAAGCCAAAGTCTGCATCTTTACCAGTATCAACCCACCAATCAGTGTAGAATTGCTTAAGTTGTTTAATAAACTTGGTTTGCATAAACTTATCTGTGTCTTTAATATCTGGGACATAAGGATTGAAGTTATAGCGCAAACGCTCACCATCCATTGATCCAGCATAGCCAATTAAGTATGGACCCAATTTCCACACTTTTGGTGCTGTCAATGCTAGAATGGTACCATCGTCAGATGCACCACGATCTCCAGCCATATAGATCTTATTGTTTATTTCATCACGAACTACTGCAATACAAGTCATGCAGAAACCCCTCCCAGTTATATACTTTCAAGTATACCATTCCCTGGAAGGGGCTGTCAAATAGGGTCAAAGATGTTTAATTATGCTGTCTTTGATCTTTTTCTGCGTATTTCTACTGCTGCATCCTGCACTGTTACTGCATTTTTGTCTGTGGTAGAAAATGCTGCGTTAATTTCATCTCTTGTAAGTTTGCCGTCATCCATAAATGCACGAGCCAACTTCTCAACAACAACTGCTACTGCGCTGAGTCCAGCAACTGTCATAGCCTTTGCTACTGAAATTCCTGCGATTGCACCTGCACCGATTACTGCTAATGCATTTGCTGCAAATACTGCAACAATACGCATTAGAATATTCCAAATATTTGTTATGCTATTCATTCGTCTTCTCCTTTCTTTGATCCTTTTGCACCAAAATACCCACCAATAATTCCAATAACACCACCAAGTGCTGTCTGAACTAGGGTCATTACATCAGATGATACTTCTACTGGTTCTCCTGTAGATACCGTTTCAATTCCTGCAACTACGTAATCGCCAACAATTGCTATAACAATTGCAACCATTACACCTGCAGCAAGGATATACATAATCTTTTCTTTCATTATTCCTCCTTGTTTCTAAATGGACTAGTTATAATCCATAGTGCTGTTGTTGCTACAATTCCATAGCCAACTATAGTTTTAGCACTACCATCTAACACAACCCAGGCAATAAACATTCCAAGAAGAGTCCATGCCTGATCTATCAGATCTTTTATTATATTTTTTATTACTCTTACCATCTTCTTCCTCCTCTTGAACCTGGTGAATTGCTACCTGAGCCTCCACCAGAACTTCCTCCACCACCTGTGCTACCACCTGTTGCGCCACCTGTTGCAACCGCTGCTGCATTAATTGCTGCTCCTGCTGCTACAACTGTGGCTACAACCATATCCGTTGCTTCTTCTCTTTCGCTTTCTGTCATATCAGCACCAATACTTCCAAGTGCTGCTAATGCTGCTCCTGGATCAGTAAGTGCTGCCTCTAATAATGCTCCTGGATCTTGAACTAGTTCTACATTTGCAGCAACTTCTGCAGTAATAACAAGTACTTCACCAGACTCAGATGTTCTAACTGCAACTGGTGTCTCTGGTGGAAGATCTGAATAAGATACTCCAGATGCTTTTACTTCTGCTGCTGAGATAGATTCTCCAGGCTTAAGGTCTTCAAGTAGTGCCTCAACAAGAACTTCTTTTTGTTCTTCAGTTAATTCTTTACCTTCTTTAGCATCTTCAAGAATCTTATCTAATTTTTCTTCTTCAGCCTTTGCTGCTTCCTCCTCAGCCTTAGCATTTTCTAATTCTTTTTCTTTTGCTTCAGCCTCTGCTTTAGCATCTTCTGCTGCTTGTTTAGCAGCCTCTTCTTCTGCTTTCTTTGCTTCTGCTTCAGCCTTTGCATCTTCTTCTGCTTGTATTGCTGCCTCTGCTTCTGCTTCTAGTCTTTCTGCTTCTGCTTTTTCTGCTTCTGCCTTGGCTTTAGCGGCTTCCTCTTCTGCCTTAATTCTTTCTTCTTCTGCCTTTTTTGCAGCCTCTTCAGCAGCAATTCTTTCAGCCTTTGCCTTTGCTGCAGCCTCTTCTGCTGCTATACGATCTGCTTCTGCCTTGGCTGCTGCTGCTTCTGCAGCGATTCTAGCCTGCTCTGCTTCGTACGCTTGCTGTGCAGCAATACGAGCATTCTCTGCTGCAATTGCTGCTAGTCGTGCCTGCTCTGCTGCTTGTCTTTCAGCCTCTTCGTTAGCAAGTGTTTGGCTAACTGTTGTATTTGCATATGAAACTTTATTATTCATAATACTTACTGCAGTTCCAACCTGTAATAAAAGTGAGTCTAGATCATCTTGAGCATCTTGCAGATTGTCTTCTGCTTCAATTAAATCTTCTTCTGCCGTTGTCAAGTCAGACTCAAGAATATCAAGTGCTCCCTGTGCAATATTAAGATTATTTCTTGCAGTTGCAAGTGCTTGAAGTTGTTGTGGTGTAGCAGTTGTTGTACTAAATTCTGATGCAGGAATAACTTCCCATCCAGAGCCTGTGTATCTCATTAAAGATACTGCTGCTCCTCCACCATTTTCGTAGTACCACATTTTAAATTGCTTTGATACACCAGCGGTAGTCATAACATCTGCAGTAGATCCTCCACCACCCTTATCAAACCAGTCATCAATAACTAATTCATTATCAAGGTATAGTCGTACTCCGTCATCTGCTGGTGCTGTAATATATTGTGTTCCCGTGGTTTGTGGAGTCCAGATACCTTCCCACTTTACCTGAAAATCTTCTGTAACTGTTGTTGTAGATACACTGCTGGCAGACACATTATCTATAGCGTAGTAGTCCCAGTTTGCTGGAATAAGGATTGTTGAAATTGTTTTTCCTGCAGGAGCAGTAAATGTTTCTGTATTAACATAGTTAGTGTATTCAGAACTAACATTATGCTGAAGTGTAAATGGCTCTGTTGTTCCATCGCTATAGGTAACTGTTCCTACTGAATCGCCATTTTTAGCAAACATCTGAAAACTTGCAGAAGTTGTATTTGCTGGTAGCGTTACTAAAGTATTTGCTGTAGCCCCATAAAAAGTTAATGATGGATCTTGCCCTGGCCCAGGGAATCCAATAGATCCAATATATACATTGCTATTGTTTGTTGTTGAAACTGGAGTTCCATTAACTGTAATTCCAATATTTGTATTTAAACGATTGTTATTAAATGTCTCAGTAGTTGTAGTTGTAGCACCATTAACTGTTGGACCACCACCACCCCACTGTTCATCAATACCATTTGTATCAGTACCAGTATAAGCAACTGTTCCACCCATTGTTGGGGATGCGTTGGTTCCAGGGTTTCTATAAATAGTAACCTCAAGTCCAGGTGTAGTGTTTGCACTTACTGTGGCAGTAGCACTATCTACAATTGTCTGTGTCAAACCAACAGTAGCAGTTTGAGAGTCTACGGCTATTTCTAGTACTGCAACATTTTCCTCAGCCTCAGTAACCAAAACGGTAGCAGAATCAACCTGAGCCATTGCCACAGTAGCACTATCTACTACTGTCTGAGCCTGTAATATTGAGTCCTGGGCCTGTGTGATAGTGGCTGTAATGGTCTCTGTAGGGCTTGTAATGGCTATTGCTTGGGTTTCTATGAGTGCCGTGGCACTTTCAGCCTGAGTTATAGCAGTCTGTGCTGCCTCAATAATGGCTGTTGGGGTTTGAATAACTACTGTAGATCCTGCTGAAATTGTGGCTGTGGCTGTGTCTGATGTTGATACCTGAGAGGTTACCTCGTCTAATGCGTGGGCAGAGTCAGCAGGGGCTATGATAAGCCACAAAACCACTAATAGTCCCACCAAACCACTCTTTAGTAGGAAAGATTTAATGTTGGGTCACACCCTTTCCAAGATGTTTGATAACCCTATTATATCATTTTATGGTACAAAAAAGGGAGCCTATCGCTAGACTCCCCTAATTGTTGGACTAGATTACTTCTTTAGAAGTGCAACCTTTGCCTTTGGATTCTTCTTGTTCCACTTTGTAGCAAGAGCGTTATACTGCTTTACAAAAGCAGCACGATCTGCGATAGCCTTAGCATCAGCAGCAGCCTTAGCAGCAGCAGCCTCAGCCTTGATAGCATCAAACATTGTCTGCATTGCTGTTACCTGTGCGATAAGAGCAGCGAGAGTTGCGTTTGTTGTGGATGATCCAGTTACAACGCTTGCTGTAGCAGATACTTCTACCTGTCCAGCAGTTGGAAGTGCTGTTCCACCAGTTGCAGTTACCTTGATAGCAACATCTGTTAGTGGCATGTAGACCTTGTATGTCTTTGTACCAGTAGCATCTGTTGTTACTGAGGTTGCAGTTAGTGTGTCACCTGCTGCACCAAATGCGTACGATGAAGTAATTCCACCAGTTGCAAGAAGGTTTGCGTGTGTCTTTGCAGAAAGGATAAGTCCCTTAGCATCTAGAGGTGTTACAGTAATTGTAGCAAGTTCCCCTGCTGCATATGTAGCCTTATCAAAATCAATCTTAACAGATGCTACAGTTCCTTCAACACGTGTAGATGCAGTGTTTGAAACTACTGCTCCAGTTGTTGTGGCTGTTGAGCCTGTTGATACCTTGATACCTGCTGTGCCTGTAGTGACTCCTGTAAGAGTACCCTTTGCTACACCGTCAACAATTGTAATCGGTGTGTATGCGTTGCTAACAACTGCTGCTGAATCAGAAACAACATATAGTGTTCCGTTTCCAACAGGGATTCCTGCTGCATCGTATGCAACTGCAACGACTGCTTCAGAGTTTGATCCTGCTGCAAGAACAGGCTTTACTGTTGTTGTAATAGCAGTGATATCTCCATAGAATGTTACCTTCTCAGTAGCAAGGACAACGCCTGATGCTGTTGTGATAGTAACAGTGCCAACTCCTGATGTGTTATCAGAGAAGATACCGATGTACTGACCGTTAGCAACTGTAAGTGCACGACCTTGTGCTGTGATAGTTGCATGGTTTGAACCAGTTCCGATGAGACCTGAACCTGAGACAATTGCTGTCAAAGATTCTGATGCTGATGCACCTGCTGCATTCTTCTGTGTAATAGCAATTACTGCTACTGCATCCGAAGCAGTTGCCTTTGGAGCAAATACCTCTGCGTCTGCTGTTGCAGAAATTGTTTCACCCTTATTAAGGATTGAAGTTGATGTTGCTGCAGAAGCCTTAAGGTCTGGAGCAGTAACAGTTACTGTCCATACAACTGCTGCAGAGTTAACTCCACCAGTTGAGCCTGTACCTAGAGAAGGCGTAAACTTATAAACATAGGTACCAGCGATGCTTGGAGCATCTACTGTAGCCTTGATCTTTGCAGTTACATATGTTGCTGTATTTGCTGTTGAAGCAATGTTAGCAGAATAGTTACCAGAGCCTAGGACAACTGCTGCACTAGATGTTTCCTGTACAGATAGAGTTGCAAGTGATGCAGACCCTACTGGAAGGCTAGTAACAGAAGAAGTCACAGTGACTGTATCTGATGTTGTTTGTGCCAAGAACGAAACAGTGATTACTGCTGTAGCAGATTCTCCAGTGAATACAGCATCTGCTGCTGTATCAATAGAAATCGTGTCTGCATTTACAGCAGCCTGTGACGGCAGGGCAGAAAGGGTTGCGAAGGACAAGGCTGCAGCGATGCCCAATGCGAGTTTCTTGAATGAATTCATCTTTCTCCTCGTTTGTTTTATTCCAGTCTTGTGACCAGAAAATTTATATTAGATTGAATTTGTCTAAGAAATCACGAACATCGTCCGTCATTTGCTTAGGTTCTAATTCTACCATAGATCTCTTCTTCTCCGCAAGTTGAGCGGAAGATGAGGACCAAGTATGTACTTCAATAACTGTATTAGTAGTCTTTGGGGTATGTGAGATAGCCCCGAATACTGCTCCAGCCAAAGCATCTGCCAAGTCTTTAGACTTCTTTCTAGGGTGATCTACACGATTACCCTTCATAATCTTTAACTCAGACATTTCTTCTAGCAAGATAGGAATCATAGGAATTGCTACACGCTCTTCATAGACCATCATTGCTAAATCTTCATAGTGTTTTTTTGCAACAGAAACAGTTTCAGTTCTGATTCCAACTGCCTGCAACTCATTCTGAATATCAAATGATTGCCAACGGTCAAAGGAAACCATGCCAAGATTAAAACCTTCTCTACGAAGATTAATAATCCAATTCTTTACATCAGATAGATTTACTGGTCCTTCTGCTCTTGGTTCCCACCACGCTACTGCATCTACAACAACCATTGGCGCTACCTGTTCGTAATCTTTAATTACCTGAATGTTCACCCATTTGTCAACATGTGCAATTGCTACTGCACACTTGTCATGCTTTTGTGCAAGGTCAGCGTGGATATAATAAACCTTGTCTGGGTCTGGCTTGAATGACTCATCAAACCTTCTAAACTGATCAAGCGGATTGCGAAGAGTCATAACCTTCTCTAGTTTAGTTCTATCCTTAAAGAATGCGTCAGAAGCATAGGTAGGCATGCATGCAAAACGCATCATGGCATCTGCTAAGTCTGTATAGAATGCAATCTTGAAGTCATCTATCTTACGGGTAGGGTTTACTTCCCATGTAGGTCTTTTAAATGCCAATACCCTTGGAATTTTGTATGAAAGAATTGTATCTTCATCCCATGATATTTCAAACCTATTACCTGGATCTTCATGTGGCAAGTCTTCATTCATAATAAATGTATGCTTACGCTCAACAGTTTCCTTTTCAGCAATAACTGCTTCGTATCTTTGTGAGATAAAGTCTCCTTGATAACGTGGGAATGAAAGCAAAACAACCTTGCCTAGATCAGGGAAACGAGAGTCTACGGTACCACGAAATGCCTTATAGATATTATCAGCAGTCTTACCCTGCTCATTTCCAGTTCCAACCTCAGATGCAAAACCAGAGATCTCATCAAGTACTGCCATAAACAAGTTCAAGCCCTCATGTGATTCACGCTCTGAGTGTCCAGAGTAAACAGTTACAGATTTATCAAAATCAATTGAGTCTGCTTTTGCATTGTACTTTCCAGCAAACCATGGGGATCTTTCAATCTTTGATTTAAAACCTTTAAAGAAAACGTTCTTTGCCTGTTGAGCGTTAATAGCAACGTTAATAATGTCAATAGCATCTCCTGCAGGCTTGCCATAATAAACAGCAGGGTCTTTAAGGCATAATAGTTTGTATACGGTATATGCACAGGCTACTGTTGAAACGAAGTCTTTTCCAGATCCCTTGCCAAGTTGCAGAATGATTTCATTCTTTGTGTATTTTTTAAAGTATGCTTCGCCCTCAGCCTGACCCATAATATCAACTAGGTCTTCCTTACGGTAAATCTGACTCATTGCTTCTACAATTTGATATTGGATATCTGAAAGTGGTGGCTGCCCAAGATATTCTGGAGACTCAACAAATGTTTTTGCGTCAACAGGCTTTTCAATAAAATGGTTCTCTTTAAGTACTTCAAGGAACTCATTGAACATCGTGGACAACTGTAATCACTTCTCCTTCTCTTGCAATTGCAGATAGGCGTTGCATAATAATGTCACGGACTTCAGGATGCTCAGATGCAATATCTCTAAGAATCCCAACAAGAACCTCTTGACGGCGTTCAATCTCAACCATCTCTTCTGCTAGTTCCTTGTTCTCAAGAAGACCAGCCTTCTGCAACATATCAATTCTTTTTGACTCAATGTCCATCACAAGTTTGATAGCAGCAGTCTTTGCGCTAAGATTGTTAGTCATAGATGCTTCGTCAATAACTTCATAGGATTTTGTAATAAGTTTGCTGTAGTGTGTATCGGCACCAACTAAAGCCTCTTTAGCACGAGCACGAATAGCAGCATTATCAGAAGCCATTGCTTTCCACTCATTAATCAGTGTGACTACACGAGTGCGTGGAATGTCTAACTCTTTAGAGATTACTGTTGGATCGTTGCCCTTTAAGTATTCACTAACAACAGTGTTTACTTGGTCAAGATGCTTAACTAAATCTTCTTCAGTTGTCATACTTTCCTTCTAGTCTATTGATCTCATCTTTAATATAGAAGATAGCCTTCTCAAGATCTTGAATGGTCTTTGATTCATCTTTAAGCCCTGCTCTCCATAGGTACTTGAAAGCATTACCGATATTAAAGTTACGGTGACGAGTAATTTCAATACACTCAACTCCAGATGGGTCAGTTGTATAGTGTGTTGGATGGTTAACTTGGTCAACCGTAATTGTTAGATTATCACTCATTGTCATCCTCTTCCCAATCAAATACTTCTGGCAAACCTCTTAGTGCTGTTACTACATAGGTAATTCCTACTGCACCAGCAATCCCTAGTCCAACTAATATCTTTTTTGTTTTACTCATCGTCTTGACTTCCTTAATCCAAATTTGGCTAGATAAACATAAATAGTCTCTACGCTTGCACCAGACTCTTTTGCAATCTCTTCTGGAGTTTTCTTGTCCATAAGGTATCTTTTACGAAGCCAAACCTCGTTAGCATATAACTTACTCACTTAAAAAACCCCATATCAAACTTCCACTTCATGACCTGTGGTCCAGCATAAATCATTTCATACATTCGTTCTTGGAACTCTTCAGTCAAGATTTCGTACATATCTGGAGATACATGCTGCAACTTATCTGTAATAGAGTATATCATTTCACCAGTATCGCTGTCAATGCCGTCCATCTCTAAGGCACCCATAAAGATCAGATGCTCAACAAGTGCTTGACCCTTTAGTTCTGATTCATTACTCATTTCCCACAGCCTTTCCCCAGTTTTTTAG